AAGGTGTGTGATCTTGCTCTATGACGTTTGCCGCGCTTGAGTAATGCTACCCGCGAGAATGACCTGAGCGTTCCTCAAAGCTCCTATTTAGGAGAGTGTTTGGTTGTTCCACGTGGCTAAATCTGTGGGTGTGCTGTTAGGTAACCAGCACACTAAAAACACTACAATACCTGCTAATCAATACAATTATAATAAGGGGGCGAGGAGTCCTACAACTTCCTCTTTACCCGTTGGTGATAGTGAGTCGACCAGCGGTGTTCATAGAACCTCACATATTAACACTCCTAGCCTTGATTTCAATGCTGTCAAGCAGAAGAGACGTGAATTTAAGCAGAAATGTAGCTATCGTAAGCGTGACAAGCGCCGTGAGTATTTTGCGGCGGTGGGTCAGACTATGCGTGGCGACATTGTATTACAGTCTGAAGAGACGTCTGATACTGCAATGACGGCTTCTGAGAGCGTTAGAGCGGAGAACATTCTATTTAAGGATGATGCTCTATCTCAGCGCATTTCTATGGGGAACATGGGTGCGGGTGATTATGACGCTGACGCAGATGTTGTTGCTGGTTTGGGAGAATATCTCTCACGGCCTGTGCGTATATATACGCTCAATTGGTCAGAGAGTACTTTTACTCAAGCTTTTATTCTACCCTGGCATTTATTTTTCAATACACCGCAAATTAAAAAGAAATTGGATAATTTCAGTCGTATCTCATGTGAGCTTAAATTGAAATTTGTTATCAATGCTTCACCATTTTATTATGGTAGTTTGCGGGCGTGTTACTTCCCCTTAACAGATGAACGTTCAACATACACTAATGTTAACGACCAGATTCCATTTTCTCAAGCACCTGGTGTTTATTTGGAACCCCAAAATATGACAACAGCAGAGATGACTTTACCCTTTCTGTGGACACGGAATTGGTTAGATGCTACAGCTGCTACTGATTTTCAACGAATGGGCACTCTGTTCTTTTTGCAGTATGCCAATCTGCGGTCAGCTAATAGTGTCGTCGGTACTGGTATTACAGTATCCGTCTATGCTTGGGCTGAAAATGTTAAAGTTATGGGACCTTCCACAGCATCGGCACTCCAGTCGAGTGAATATGAGGATAATGGTACTATTTCTGCTCCTGCTACAGCTATTGCTGAATTCGCAGAGCACTTGGAGGATGTACCTGTTATAGGACCTTTTGCTACAGCTACATCTATTGGTGCGCGTGCCGTGGCTGGCATAGCCAAGATGTTTGGCTATTCCAATCCTCCCATGATCGACGACGTACCTGCTATGCAGAATAAGACATTCCATGCCTTTGCAAATGTGGAAACTAGAATGCCAATAGATAAATTGTCGATTGACCCCAAAAATGAGGTGACTATATCTAGTCGCGTTGCGGGTCTCGAAGAAGAAGATGCTTTGGCCTTTGCTAAAGTATTAACACACGAGAGTTTTTTGGTAGGTGCATTATGGGCTAATTCTAACCCTGTTGACACGTTATTGTGGTCTGCGGTTGTTACACCAACGTATTTTCCATTCGGTGGAGGTTATTACACTTCACCTCCAATCTCCTATTTCAGCAGAATGTTCAGATATTGGCGTGGGTCTATAGTTTACAAATTTCGTTTTATTAAAACTAAATACCACACTGGACGTTTGATCATCTCTTATGATCCGGGAACTGATCTATCTGCCACGAGTGACACTGAAACAACAACATTCACCCGGATTGTTGATTTGTCTGTGGAAGATGAGGTAGAGGTGATTATTCCATACAAAGCCACTTCCCCATGGTTGAGTGTGCAAGGTAATATTAACGCGACGACTTTCAGTAATGGAACATCGCCTGTTTATAGTTACGACCCTGAAGTGTATAATGGTACTCTATCTATTAGAGTTCAGAACATATTGACGGGTCCGGCACCTAATCCCCAAATTGATATCCTCACATATGTCCGAGCAGGCGATGATTTTATGTTCAGTGTACCTACTGAGATCAATACAGTCGTTACTCCACACGATCCAGCTGGCGTTATACAGTCTTCAGATCAAGATGATGTCATTACACAGCAAGCGGTGGAAGTTGATAAACATGTTGCAGTGATTACAACTGGTGAACTCATCTCGAGTCTTCGGCCACTTCTCCATCGTGTGAGTTTGGGATATCAGCAATTAGCTGGTACTACTTCAGTGGGAACAACAGCTGGTATCCAAACTACTGCAAATTATGTATGGAGAATTCCGCGCAGTATAGGACGGTCTCCTGATGCATACGGTTATGCAACTGTCGCAGGATCTGG